GTGTATGAAGATGCATCCGCAGCTTCAGCGACACCTCGCATAATACGATTTCCAACTCCGATCTTATCTATTTCGTATTTTGGACCAGGCATATTAATCATTCTTACTTTCGCGAGTAAGGCCGATTGATCTCTGGCAACTTTAAGAAATTTTTGTTGCTGAACCCTGTTCATTATACCACCGTTCGCAAGGTCCGACGTACTGGTAGTAGCTTTTAGCATAAGCAGTGCTTTTTTTATAAGGGCTGTGTTAGGTTTTCCCATTGATTACTCCTCGTCCTCAGAATTTTCTAGCTTATCGAATGTCTCATCGAAGTCCTCAGTGTTGCCACCAATAACATCTTTGAAGAAATCCGCACTTTCATCAACATCTTCTTTCTTATCTTTCTTCTTCTGAGAATCTAAAACGGCAGCCAGGGCATTTGATGTCTGCCTGGTACTTTCGATTGTTTTAACTCTTTCATCGATCTTACCTACCTGCTCGCCAATACCTTTGAGAACACCTAAGATTTCTTCGTTAGAGTCTTCATCCTCATCACCTGATTTTTCTTTTTTTGCATCGGCCTTGGCCTTTTCTTCTGCAGCTTTTTTGATTGCAGCAGCTTTTTCGGCTTCTGTTGGTTCTGGGTCATTGCCTTCACCTTTTTTAGGTTTTTTATCTAAATCATCCAGCCTACCTGACATAGCTGTTAACTTTTCGCCAAGCCCTTTGATGCCTTCCATTATTTCTTTAGTTTCACTCACGGATAACTCCTGATTTGAATTTTTTTTCTTAACGCCAGGTATCAGAGATAAAAACTTATTAAGATTGTCCTTTAGAGATTCAATTAATGTTTTTACTTCTACAGATACCTCGTTACCACTGGCACTATGTTTTTTTTCAGTTCCTTTAAAGTCTGCACTTTTGAAGACCTGAAAACGTTCACCATTCGCACCCGATTGAACGAGTGAAACATATTCTACTTTCACATTTTTTAATTCGGTTGCTAATCGTTTTCCCTTCTTTGATTTTTCTGCTGGGTCCATAATTTTTCCTATTTCCCTGATGCGTAGGGATCAATTCTTTCACCGGCTTCGTTATACCAATTACTTGGTAATTCTTTTTTATCGCCAAGCTCTACCATTCCAGCCCAGGAAAACGCTCTTATTTTTCCTTCTTTGACTTTCTTCCAGGTATCATCGTCTGTAACTTTAATACCCATTATCCAGGCACCCTCTGGGAAATCATTTGGATCATTTTTCTGTGCAATATAATTCTCAATTGGATGTCCGGCACCTGCAACAAAATTATGATAGTCATCAACTTTCTGACTCTCTAACATAAATCTGTGTGCTGCTTTTTCAATTTCTCCGGCTGTCATAAACTCGTCGTGTGCGTCTGCTACGTTTGGAGCATAGACAACACCTCGAATAATTCTTTTTTCAACATCTACTTTAATGGCGTACACTTCCTGTTTTTCTGATTGCCTGCGGAACTCGTCAGGTGAAACAAATGACGGCTCGACGCTTGTGCTTTTCAGACTGATTACCGATTCATATTCGAGGCTTTCCATTTCCTCAACCGGACCAATTGTAAATTTATGATTTTCAATAAACACTACAGCCTTATCTTTATTGATTCCTTTTGTGGTATCAAAGATAAACGACTGATTTGAATATTTTACTGAATTTGTTTGTTGACCTACAAGGGAATAAATACCCTTGACCGTTGAAATCTCAAATAACTTTAATTGCTCGAAATCTTTCTTATCAATTACATCAATTTTTAAAAATCTCAATACAATCTCCTTTTAAAAAAGGAGTGAGAATAAGTTGTATAGCCAATTTCCAATGTCACCACTTCTTACTCTGCACTCCTAGACGGTATGTTTAATTTTAACACATCTGCAATTAATTTGCAATCTGAAATTATTAAAATTTAGGTACTATTGTTGTCCGGCATCTGCCGTGATAGGGGGGGGTTGAAATACCTTGCCCCTGTAATTCGGCATCACTGAGGCCGGTTGTTAGATTTCCCCTTAAAAACACTTGACCTTTGGTGTTTTCCGTCATCCAGGGCTTTGCATCTTTTGCTTCGTCTGGGCTCTCTGCAGCATCTAGATCTTCAAATACTTTTAGTCCAACTTTTACATCAAATGTCCTTCCGTGCATATCCCGGCATACGTGTGAGGTTCTTTGGTCAAGTACTGCCAAAACTTCGTATGTCTCTACTTCTGCATCATCGTAAAACCTTAAGCTCGATGCTGATCTGGCATTGTTTAAAACTGAACTTGCAACTGTTGTCCAGTATCCTTTATTTCGAACCGGTCCAGGCATTTGCTTTTTAAGTGCCGTGGATACCTGAGCCCTGCTCATAGCTCCTTCGCTTTCCTTTATCGTTTTTCTGATAATGTTATCTACTTGTTTTGTAACGTTATCCTGGTAATTGTCTCCGATAAAAGTAGTATTCCATTTGTTGATTATTCTTACCGCTTGTTTGTCGGCGTGTACAAATGAATAGGGTCTTTTGAAATCTTTGGCTAATCTCTTCTTAACTTTTTTGTAGTAAACGGTGCTATCTTTTACAAGTATTCCGGATGTCGGGGGAGCTACTATTTTTCCGTGTTTAGTTATTATTTTATCAGTTTTATTTATTGCTCTGTCGATACTTTTTTGATTGTCATAATCGATATCATCAATTACTTTATTTAATTCTGTTACTGTTTTTTTATCTTGCGCAAGATTACGCTTTTGAATATTTCTTACTGTCTTGTTTTCTTCTAGTATTATTGATTGTGGCTTTAGTGGGTCTGACGCTTTCGTCAGGCCAAGATTACGAAGGTTTTCTGTGCATAGATAATGTATTATCTGAACATCAGAGAGAATCAATTTTGCTTGTAACCTTTTTTAATTTAATTAATTGATCTATTACCTTTTGAGATATTGGAGAAAGTTTGATAATTTTTTTTGCTTTCTTTTCTGTTTTTTTATCCTCTTTAGATTCTTCATTATCTTCCTCTGGAGGATTTTCATCATCAGGGTCTTCATTATCTTCATTTTCTTCATCCTCCTCTTCGTCCAAATCTATTCCGACTAATCCATTTTTAAGATCGTCCATAGTATCGGTTAAAGTTATGTGTCCGCTCTTTAATAATTCTTTGGCCAGGTCGGATGGTATATTCATATACACTTTATCAGAATCGAGGTCTTCAATTTCAACTTCATTTATATTATCTAGTTTTTCTCTTTGCTCTTTGTATGCAAGTCCTGACCTTGATTGCTTAAATGTTAGATCTGTTTCGTCTTTTCTGTTATTAATTGGTACTGATTTTGTTTGAAAAGCGTGATACTTGATATCTAATTCTGGAAATATATTTCTGTTAATAAAAAAATCAAAGTCTGCTCTTTCTGGTTGGAATATCTGCTCTTCTGCTACTTCCTTACTTTCTTTTGCGGTTGCCCTTGTATAATCGTCGGTTGCTCCAACAAATATGCCTGGCAGTCTAAATGAACTTCTAATTTTTCTTTGGTTGGATTTATCGTATTCTAAAAATATACCTTCTTTTAGTTGCTTCAATTCCTTAATGTCTATCCTTACATTATTTTTTTCAAGGCTTCCTGGGGTACCGCTACCTACTGCATCGAGTATTAATGCTTTGTGATAATTATCTAGTCCCCTTACTTGAGCTGCGGAATATTCTTTTATTCTGTCAACTGCTCCCTTTGTAAGCTTACCACCACTAACCATATACACCATTGGCGGGATAGCCTTGTTATGGAACCAGTCTACATTCGTCTCTTCCATTGCTCTTGATCCAACAATGGCCGGAGTAGTACCTATCCATCTAGGCAATCCATAAACACTCTCTGATCCACCTAAGGAGAAATGATAAACCTCTGTAGCTGCTATAAAAGGTAATCCATTCACTGACGCTTCTGAAGCCTCTTCTTTTGTAAACTCCTTACCTGTTCTGGCATCTATGCTCCTGGGATCTCCAAACTCTTTGAAGAAAACCTTATTCTCGTTTATAACCTGTACATATCTCCTAAATCTTCTTTTGTATTTTATTTCATTGTATTTATATTCCTGTGAATTAAACTTTTTTATTTTGACCTCAGTAAAATCTTTATCTTGCTGAGTCAATCTCATATTTATAGCCTTTATATGCTCAAAGCCGTCAACCTGCTTGCCTTCGTTTCGCAGTATTTCCATATATCCGTTACCAATACTTTCAAGATCTTCACGGATATTTTTTCTCATTTTTGTAAATGATATTTGGTATGATGAATATTTAAAAAAGTCATCCAACTTATTTGCTTCTTCTGTTATTTGGTTTTCAAATTTCTTTTTTTCTTTTTCTGGTACTTGAGGGATTAAGTTATAACCGTAGCCTTCGCAGTTCTGCTTCATTGCATCGATGTTCTGGGGTAATTCGGAAGACATAGAAATGATTGCACTTAATGCATCTAAATCATATGGGGGATCTATTATGTCATCCTCTCCGATTTGATCCTCTTCGTCGGAATCCCTAGCGAGCCCCCTCGATGTTTCTCTAGTATCTTTTATTTTTTCGTGATAAGCCTTAGGGCTTCTTTTGAATAGCTTTGCGCTGATTAATTGTAGTTCGTCATCACTTTCTTTTTCATTATCTTTTTGTTTACTTTTTTTCCTACTCATCAATTAATCCTGTATAATTTTTCTGCCACTACTTCCTCTATAGCACAATCTAAGTGACTACCACCATTCAAGAGCTCACTATGAACCATTTCTATTGTTGAGCTGTCTTCTATGCCTGTAAAAAACGTATGCTCATTCCCGAGCCTTTGAGATGTAAAATCAAGATAAACACATTCGCCGTTTAAATACTTAGTAGTGCAACCCCTGCGTCTCCTTTGTTTTTCACCAAACTTCATTTGACTAAATCGTAGTGCTGCATCTCTTTTGTTGATCGTTACGTAAACTTCGCCTCTTACGTCTAACTTGTTTATGAATTCTTCTGATCCCTCAGCATTGATATCGGCCTGAGCTAAAATTATATTGTCAAACAATTGTTTTCTGCAGTTGTAATGACCTTGGCCGTTAACTGCTCCCTGCAGAAGATAATTACCCATACTATGATAGATTGCGCTTATTGATTGATGACAATCCTTTCTAGATGTCTTAATTAATTTGTACATCTTACCGAGTACTCTATCTAGTGCACTGCAAGACTGCATAGCGTGTTCTTTTTTTTCTCTATAGTCTTCGAATGGAACTCCGGTTATATCTGACGGCCAGGTGAACATTATAACAACAACATCGTATAAATCGGATATTTGTTTGGCTGCTTTGATAGCATCTCCAAATGTATTATTAAAACCGTGACAAAAGAACACACAGTTTTTTTTATTTTTCATCATATAATCTTGTGCTTCTTTGAATAATTCTTCTGATTTCATAAAGTGAGATAAATCACCATTGACTGACAAACAAGTTATTTCTCTATTAACTTTTCCTTTATTCTCAAATTCATCGGCACTAAATAATTCAGATACAATAGAGCCTACACGGAGTCTCTTTCTATTAGTTGCTATAAATATTGGATGTTCCATCGTTCCCCCGTCTTCTAAATGTACGATGTCAAACGCAATTTCTTACGCCTGACACCGTGTGCGAATTAACATACATACTACAAAAGTTTACATAAGTTGCTATTTTACTATCATTTCTTTTTTTTGTCTGTAAATTTTGTACCTAAATATTTATCCGACAATGGCGCAAGCCCACGGTCCCAGGCTTGATAACAAAGCAATGACCCTGTTAAGAACATAAACATTTCAATTACTATTAAATCTATTCTATCTAGGAAGGATATACTTAAAAATTCTGGTCTTCTTGCTAACCAGGTAAATATTAATGTCCAAATAAAATGAGAGGTAACTATAACGCCTTTTGATTTATCGGTTATTGTTTCTTTGCTTAATTTAGTTGTATTGTGTAAATGCGATCTGTACATCATTCTTGATGCATAACTCAATCCGGTTGTACCGACTGAACGAATAAACCACCACTCTAAAGCTAAGGTTGTTATGAATGTGTACCAGTTTTGAGCCTCTTGCGCTTCCATTATTTTTCCTGTTTATTCAATATTCCTGTCTGACCAATCAGTTTTCGGATTGCTATACATCTTTAAGTTATCACAAGCTCCCTCTGACCCTCTGTCTGACACACCATCTGACTCGTTTGCTACTGCGAATGTCCCTATAACAGTTAATGGAGTACTAAAGTTATTTGTGTCTCCACCAACCTGTATGTTTTTTCTTACATCATTTATTTTCAATATAAATCTACTTGTGCCGTAACCCGGTACCCCTCCATTTTTATATGTCAATGCTAAATGGAGATCTTCACCTGCAACAAAATTTACGCTATCAAATGTAATTAAACCGTTACCCGGAAAGAAAACACCGAATCTGTTTGTTGAATCCTCATACACAAGTTGCATTATTCCTGCGGAAGTATTGACAGCCCACACTCTTGCGTATGCTCCCGGCGCAGCTCCAGAATTAAATAAAGGAGTGTACCAAGTTGCAATAGCTCCCTCTTCTGGCATTTCAACTATAGGAAATGTTGCTCTATATAATTGAACGTATGGCGAACTAATGCCATTATCAAATTTACCTGGTGGATAGTTTGGGGTTAAAACGACAGTCCCGTCTGGACCAACAATTGAATTCTCAACCTCTGTATTATTTCCTAGTTTATTGTGAAAAAATAATATATCCTGTGCAATTTTGATTTGTATCGGCGTTGGAGTTGCTAAGGTAATCACTAAATAACCTCTACTGCTTCTATTTCCTTAATCGTCTTAGCATCAATACACTGTTTAAGTTTTACTTGAAACTCTTTCATCCTTAGACTGTAAAGATTTGTGATTTCTTTTATTTGATCAGCTGTCTCGATTATTAGATCACCTTTTGTTGGTATAGGTAAACAATTTGTATTCCCGTTTGATATATCTATAGCTGTTGGAATAAACCCTGTTAAATCAGACATCGATAATAATGTTCCTTGATATACAAATCCCTTGTTTCTCTCTGCTCTTATTTTTTCAGCCTTAGCATTTTTTTTAAACTGTAAATCAATAATTGGATCAAAGCTCTCGACTTCCATTCCTTCTTTATCTATTCTTTTTTTGATTGCAGGGTTTATACTTTCTAGTAAACTACCGGCAGGAAATATATATCCTTTTCTAACGTATCGACCGTCTTCAAGTTTAATTCTATAATCTTTATCTATGTTGACTTCTATTTTTTTGATAGACATATTAATTGCTCCGTTATCTTAATGTTGCTATAAGTATAAAGGCAACGTCTGCTCCATCCGCTGCTGCATCTTCTACATCTGTAAGAGTAATAAAATCACCTTTTGTCAATTGAAGATTTGCTGCAGGAACGCCCGTAAGATCACCGGTAACATAATCATCATTGCTGTTGCCGGGAATTAATGCACTTGCAAGCATATTGCTTCCGTTCTTTTTAGGCATTATACTACCCTGATTTGCGCCTGAACCTGCTGAACCCTGGGTCAACTGCATCTCTGTTAATGTTATATCAGCTCCAAGATACTTATACTTCCATCCATTTTTATTCTTGAATGCATCAGCGTTTGACTCTCTGGTACCAGGAAGTGTTAAAATAATCGGCTCACTTATATCCGACTTTGAAAGACCTCCTCCAAGAGCACTGCCAAAAATTGACTTAAACCAAGGACTCATTTTAAGCCGCCGACAATACTAGTCTGGTTTCACCAGATACATTTACAATTCTTACAGCTTTTACCGGTCCAACCTCGGCAGTAATTGTTAATGAAGTATTGCCGCTGGAATCCGTGTCATCTGTAATATACGGAATTGGAATCGCTGTCGGTGTATCTGCCTTTATTTTCTCATACAAATCGTTAGTAACTTCAATACGTCCGTTACCTGTTGCTTCGTTATCAAGCATTATCAAAGCTCTCTGCGCATACTTTGGTAGTAAGATCCAAGAACCTACACCCGGTGCTAATAATATTTCTTCCTTCTCGTGGTTACAAGTATACTTGCCTTCGTTTGGTGTGACTTGATCCATTTCTTTATAACTCATAATTTTCTCCTGGATTAATGTTTGCTCTGTTTATATATTTTATCATTACTCTGGTAATTATGCTGATAATACAGCTGCTATTGCTGCATCTGCAACTTCTAACTTTGTTTTTATATCTGCCAATGCTAATTCGAATTGCTCCTCTGTAACTGTTCTATCCTCTTCTGACATTAAACTAGCAGCAATAAACTCTGTCTCATATTTATATCTGCTGTAATGTGGATTACCTGCACAGTGTATATCGTGATGCACTGTCTTTTTTATATTATCTACTGCTTTTGCTATACTCATTTTCTATCCTATGGAGTCGGTAATGTTTTTATCAAAGTATCAAACTCTGGGTTACTATATAATTTAAACTTATTAAAAATTCTGATTACGTGAGGATTTCCTACAGTTGGTTCCCCACCAGTTGGATTTTCCCAAGTTATAGTACCGAATCCGCTTTGTCCAATCTTTAAACTATCCGATCTAATTAACGGAACAGTAAAATTACCCATTCTAAACCACCCAACATACTGTGTAGAAGTAGTATCCATTATCCACAATTCAACATCTACATTGGTTCCATTAGGTACCCATTTAATTATAGTTTCATAATTACGTCCAAGTTTAATAGCTCCAAA